CAAGCCACGACGAACCCCATGGACGCGCAGATCATGGGGATGCGCGGCCGTGCCGTGCTGCTTCGGCAGGTTGCCGAGGCGATCGGGATGGAGGGCGAGACGATGGTTCCGCCCGACGAGGAGTTGGAGCGCCGTGAGAAGGCTCAGCAGGAGCAGGCCCAGGCCCAGGCTCAGGCCCAGGCTCAGGCCGCCCCCTCGGGTCCGGCCCCCAAGGGCGCGCGCCCGCCCAAGGGCGTAGGGGTGAACGGCGCCGCGCCGCCCGCTCCGCGTCCGCCGCCGTCTCCCGCCGGACCGGGGGCGAACGTCGTCCAGTGAACGCGCCCGGTAAGCGTTCCAGTAGCCACACGGGCTGGCGGTGTGGTAGTGGCAGATTCATCCGCCAGCACCCTGCCGAAACAGGCGCAGGCGGGAACCGAGAGACAGGAAGGGAGAGTCGGATGAAGATTCACAGCGAGATCGCCGCGATGAAGGGTCTCGGCAGCATGTCCGCCCGGCCGAAGAAGATCGGCGAATCGTTCAGTCCGAAGCTGAACATCGGCTACCGCAAGGGGCCGGCGTCCATCGTGAAGGGTCCGTCCGATTCGATGGAGCAGGCGGTGAAGGTCCGGAACCGTCACCCGAAGGCGTGCTGATGGAAGCGCTGATGGAGGCGTACTGATGCAAGTCGTACGCCCGCTTCCCGCGGCGTCGATGGCACGTGATGCCATGTTGCACGCCGCTGCCAACCTGCGCCGTTCCAACGGCGCAGGCTACGACGAGTTCCTGACCGCGGTCGATACGTACCTGCGGGCGGAGACTTTGCGGAACATCGAAGCTGCGTCGGTCGGCGATCCGGCCCTTGTCCACATTCAGGGCTTCTACCAGCGAGGGCTCGAACTTCTTCGGCACCTTCGCGGCGCGACCTGACACCCCTACCTGAACACCCCACCCCGATCTTCACGGTTACAGGAGAAGAACATGAGCGACATCCGCTACCACGATGTGCCCGACTCGGTGCGCGAAGCCGGCGAGCGCGCCGCCCGGCTCATCGCGCAACTGAACGAGGCGCAGAACCCTTCGAGTCCCACGACCCCGCCTGATGCCAGTACGGGCCAGGGCGGCGCGGGCGTGGAGGAGGCGGGCGGCTTTGGTGGGGAGTCGCCCGCCTCCGGTCCGCAGCGCGACTCCGAACTTCAAGCTCAGCCCTCCGACTCGCGCCCCGAGCCGCGCCCCGAGCCGCGCCCCGAGTCGAATCCCGAATCCCAGTCTTCCGAGACCCGCCAGGATTCGGGCTCCGACCTCGAATCGGAACTCCGCGCCCAGTTGGCGAAGGCGCAGCACGACCTCTCGACGTGGCGCGGCCGCCATAATGCGGACACCAAGCGGCTGACGCAGCAGATCGAGGCTCTGACGCAGCGGATCGAGGAGCTTCAGGCGGCAGCCGTGCCGCCCATCCCCGAGGCGCGGGCGATCACGGAGGAGGACCGGAACACCTACGGCGAAGACCTTCTCGATGTCATCGCGCGTCAGTCCCACGCTGCCGTTTTGCCCGTGTTGAAGGCCCTCGAAGCCCGACTCGTGGCGCAGATCGAATCGGTTCGCGGCGCAGCGCAGAAGTTCGAGGAGGTCACGACACAGACCAAGTTGGAGCGGTTCTTCGACTACCTCGACCGCACGGTTCCGGAGTGGCGCACCACCGACACGATGCCGGAGTTCCACGACTGGCTGGCGAAGTACGACCCGCTTCTTCGCCGGACGCGAAAAGAAATGCTTGACGAAGCGATCGCGGCGCGCGATGGGGAATCCGCAGCAGCCTTCGTCCGGTCCTTCCTCAGCCAGAAGGGAGGAACCGGGTCGCAGGTCCAGGGGGCTACGGCGCGCCCCAGCGCTTCCGGCACGGCGTCCGACCTGAACGGACCCGCCCGAGAGAACCAGGAGGCGCCCCCGACCCTCATGGACTTTGCCGCCCCCGGCAAGGCGAGCAGCCCGCGCGTGGCTCCCGTAGCCAAGCCCGCTGCCAAAATCTGGACCCTCGCGGAGATTCAGAAGACGTACAACGACATCGGCCGTGGCCGGTATCGTGACGACCCCGCGAAGCAGGCCGCTCTCGAACGTGAGATCGCGGCAGCGCAAGCGGAGGGTCGGGTACGCTGACGGGATTTTCCACGGGGGCTGAATCCGAGATCGGCTTGGACCGGCTTGGTCCGGCTCAGTTCAACCCAGTTCTAGGAGGCCCCCGTGGCGTATCCCGTTTCCAGTTCCCCCTATGCGGGGTCCAACCCCAACCCGGCCTACTCGGGGGTGTTCATCCCCGAAATCTGGTCGGGGAAGTTCATCCAGAAGTTCTACGACACGACCGTCCTCGCCGCGATCTCGAACACCGAGTACGAGGGCGAGATCAAGAACTACGGCGACAAGGTGAAGATGCGGCAGCGCCCGTCGATCACCATCAACGACTATCAGGCCCATCAGGCGCTGGTCTACGAGCGGCCGTCCATTGGTCTTGTCGAGATGGACATCGACCAGGGCAAGTACTTCGCCATGGAGATCGACGACGTCCTGAAGAAGCAGATGGACGTGAAGATCACCGACGAGTGGGCGGCCGAAGCGTCGGAGCGGATGAAGATCGTCATCGACACCGATGTGCTGCGGTTCCTCGTGAACAAGTCGGCGACGGCCAACCGGGGCGCCACGGCGGGGCGCATCTCGGGCAACCTGAACCTGGGCGCCTCGGGCGCTCCGGTGTCCCTGTCGAAGAACAACATCCTCGACTACATCGTGTTCCTCGGGCAGGTGCTCGACGAGCAGAACATCCCGGAGACGGGCCGCTGGCTCGTCATGCCGGCCTGGGCGTCCTCGCTGCTGAAGCGCTCCGATCTGCGCGATGCGTCCCTCACGGGTGACGGCACCACTGTCATGCGGAACGGGCGTCTCGGCATGATCGACCGTTTCACGCTCTACAACTCGAACCTGCTCCCGACCTCGACCACGGACGGTGTCGGCGGCAACGATTCGGACGGCGCGACGTACATCTACGCCGGCCACAAGAACGCCCTGACCTTCGCGTCGCAGATGACGAAGCTCGACACGATCCGCGGCGAGTCGTCCTTCGCGGACCGGATGCGCGGGCTTCAGGTGTACGGCCGTCAGGTCACCGACCCGACCGCGTACGCCCAACTGTACGCCGTCCCGGCGTCGGGTGCCTTCACGCCGGCTCCGTAACGCGCTGGCGGTTGGAACCGCCCTGTTCTATAACAGGGCAGGGCGGTTCTACGACTCCCGGTTGACTGATTCAGGAGAATCCGATGGCGATTCTGGTATCCGAGATCGTCAACGCCGCCAGGGGGTTGCTTCAGGACCGGCGCACTCCGTTCCGGTACAGTGACCAAGACCTGATCGGGTATACCGCCGATGCCGTCGAGGAAGCGTACCGCACCCGCCCGGATTTGTTCGCTGCGAACAGCCTGACCGCGCCCGTGCCGGTCGCCGCCTTGGGGGATACCGTCCCCCTGCCGAACTTCCTCCGCCCGCAGGTCGTCAACTACGTCGTCGGTCGTGCTGAACTGCGCGAAGACAAGCACTCCCAGGATAGCCGGGCTCTCGCCATGGTGCAGGCGTTCACCGCCGCGTTGGTAGGGAGGGCAGGCTGATGAGCGCGTTGGATTCTGTCCGCAAGGCCGTCAAGTCGCGCATCGGCAACATGACCGATGACCTGATGGACCAGGAAATCCGGTGGGCGCTTCAGGAGTTCATGTCGTTCTCGCAGGTGTGGCGCCACGTTGAGAATGTCACGCTTGTCGCCGCGCAGACGGACTATCAACTGACTCCGAACATCTCGAACCCTGCCGTGGTCGCGGAAACGTTGCTGGCGGCGTGGGACGCGAAGTTCCCTCTGAAGGTCGCGGTGGACCTCGCGGTGGAACTGTCCAGGCCCGACGCCGCGGAAGGCGTACCAGCGCGGGTGGAACTCGTCGGTGGGACACATCTCCGACTGTCTCCGGTTCCGGATTCGGCGGCGGTTGTAGAATCTGGAACGGTTTATGCGCTGCTGACGATGACCGTGGACCCGACGGCTCCTCTTGTGGAACTTCCCGCGCCTGTCACGCCGTTCACCGACGCCATCGTGTCCGGCGCGTTGGCGCGTCTGCACGCCATGGATGCCAAGCCGTGGTCGAACGCGCTGCTGGTCCGCTACCACACGGCGCGGTTCCACGCCATGAAGGCCACCGCCAGGGCGGCTGCGAAAGCCGGGCGCTCGGACCGTGGCGCGCCGTGGCGCTTCCCCCGGTTCGGTGCATGACGCGCGGTGCGATAGG